GCAAGCCTGCTTGCTGATTGGCAATGTCGGCTGCTGATCTGCGGCCAATGTCGGCCTGCTGCATGGCCATCGCCTGATTGAATGCCTGCTCATTTAATGTTGTGCCAAGTGTGGCGGCTTGCTTGGCAAACCCTTGGTTAGTCAGAGCCTCGGCCACACCTTGGCGTGATCCACCAAATGCACGGGCTTGTGTGGCGCGCTCACCGGTTTGCTGAATGGCAGCGCGTCTTGCAGACTCCAAGTCAGCCAATGCATTGGTGCGCACAGCTGATGTATATGGATTCATGTAACTGCTAATTGAGCCTGGTCCAGTCAATCCCAAATTAGTCTGCTGCGCTGTAAGTTGTGCAGGCTGATAAACACCGCCATAAGCGGCCATCTGCGCAGCCAAGTCTGTGCCACTAATGCCTGGGCCAGCAAGGCCAGCATTAACCAGAGCTTCCTCGCCTGCCTGATACATTGGGTTATAGCCAGCAAATTGCTGAGTCGGCAAAGCGCCAGCGACCCCTTGGGCCTGCTGAAAGTTGGCCAAGAATGCTTCTTTGATCTGTGGATCAATAGAGCTTGTACTTGTAGTTGTTCCACCTTTTGACATATTGCCACCTTATTCGAGTAAAGATTTCATTTTCTTAGCAGACACTTTGCCTTCGTTGATCATGTCCAGAAGTCCACGGCCATACTTGTTCACTGAAGACTTCTTGATCACATATTCACCAATATCAAGATTGACAGCGCCATCATCTGGACCAGGAGGGTTTGCCCCAAATATCAGACCGCCATGGACATAGCCACCTTTGGCCATTGCGTTACCAGTTCCAGCGCCAGCGCCAGTTCCGCCACCACCACCACCATCACCATCTCCACCGCCATCTCCACCACCATCTCCACCACCACCAGAAAGGTCTATGCCAGCATTAGCGGCTGCCGCTGCCGCTGCGGTTGCTGCCGCTGTATTGGCCGCATTGACAGCAGCAATCTGGTCATACAAAGCAGGGTTATATCCACCCATTGCTTGGCCTGCCACCACGCCAGCGTATGGATTGCCGACCGGTTGCATCTGGCCCATGACCTGAGAGTATGGTGAGCCAGTACCGCCAACAACATTCGGGTTGTACTGAGCGCCAATGGGGATTGAAGTGTAATTTCTGAAGTTCTGCTCAAAGCCTTGGGTTGCGCCAGCAAATGGCATTGTGCCGGTCACACTGGTTGCACCAGTTGGGGGGGCATTCAACTTGGCTTGATTGGCCAAATAAGCCTCATAAGCCTTTTGATTGGCAGCAATTTGCTGATCACTTTTTATTTTATTTAAGCGCTGCTGTTCGGCACTTGCCAAATTATTTAAACGCTGCTGTTCGGCATACGCCAAATTATTTAAACGCTGCTGTTCGGCATACGCCGCATTGTTTTGCGCTAAAAGATTAGCCGCGTTGGCTTGCGTATTAACTAAATTTTGCGTTGCTGTGTTTGCCGCATTTACTTGTTCTGCGGTCAATTTCCCAGTAGCCGTGGTAGCCGCCAAATTCCTTGCGGCAATTAAAGCTGGACTGGCAGTTGTGTCTCTGGCTGTACGCGCTGCAAGCTCATTGGCCGCAGCCGCAGCCGCAATCAATTCTGCACTTGTTGTCGGGGTTGCAACATTATATTTTGACGCAACACTCTGAGCAGTCACACCAGTTGCACGGGCCACATCCTCTGGGCTAATACCAAGCCGGTCCATCTCAATGCGCAGAAGTGCATCGCTGGTCCCAGCGTTTTTAGCATCAACTACAGTGTTGAAAATTCTTCTGTCAAATTCAGCTTGGCCCAGGCCATTAGCTATTGCCCAATTGAGTGCTTCTGAAGCCATATCTATTCCCCTATAAATCTTTTGCAAGTACAGACCATTGTGGGCTGTACCCTTCGTCTTTCAAAAATGTCTTTGCCCAGCCTCTTCGGCCTGCCAAAGTCACCCTGGTGCAACCAACTGATTTGCCCCAGGACTCGATCAATGGTCGCATCCGTGAGAGTTCATCTAGGTCGCCACCAGCCAGAAAATAATGCAAATTCTTTAGCCTAGGGTAGACAATGATCTCTGTCAATACCACCGAGTCTTTGGCTGGCCACAGCTGTAATCTGTGATCCTCAACCATCTCAGCGACATCTTCAAAATTGTGTGTGCCTCCGGAGTATTCTAATGCCGCCTCCACATGATGGCGCAGTCTTTCCAAATGCTCTTGATCACTCATCTCTTACCGCTGGCCACAGCCTCAAGCCTAACCACGCCAATGCGCCAGTCGGCCAAAACATTGCCAGTCACCTTCATATTGACTTGGCGGCCAGAAAACCTCACGCTGGTCGGGTTGGCTGCCGTATATGGTCCAAATGTGGATTGTGCGCCAGTGGGGTAGTTTCTGGTTTTAAATGAAACCACCGCCTCACCCAATGTCTGCTCGTCTGGGATAACTTGGCGCACCGACATGATGTTGTCGCCATTGCCCAATTGGACTGGCCCAGACTCAGCGTAAACGCTGGCACTGTCATAAGCAAAACCGACCTCATGCTCATAGATAAAGCCATCAGTTGAAACCATCAAGGGATTGTTAAATACCCCAGAATCAGCACCAGCAGTTCTGGCCAATGTGCCTATGTTCCAGTGGTTTTCTCTGTAATTGAAAGTGACATAAGAGTCATTTTCATTGCTTGCGCTGCTTGGGTAATACCACCAGATTTCACCAAATTTACTGTTATGGACCGCATAGACCTTGGATGCCTGGTTAAAGTTCAAATTGTCAAAGACATAGTCAGACACATCACTTGGCAGTGGCTTGACGTAGCCGTCATATATCCAAAAGCCTGCGCGTGACATCCAAATGGCTGCCGTATCAATGGCCGCCACAGACTGGGCCGAAATAAGACCGCAGCCTGATCCGGCTTTCTCAAAGCCATAGACAAATGGAGCGCCAACATACTGGGCCGTGTGGACATCCACATCTGTAAACAGTAGGTTTACACCCTTGACCCTCTTGCCTGCCAACAATGAGCCAGGCGTGGCCAGTTCATAGTCGCCTGCCAGATTGTCACCAGCTGGTGTCCATAGAGTGTTATTTTCTTGGTCGCACCACTGTACTTTTCTGGGGTTTCCACCAGCTCCGAGGGCAAACATAATGCGCTCTTGCGTAACCAAAACAGCCTTGTTCCCAGTGGGTGCATTGGTAATGGCCGCTGCCAGTGTCGGTGTCGTGAAACCCAATTGCCATTCATAGAGCTTGCCATCAGTGCTTGAGCAAGCCACCAAATACTCACCCCATGTGTCCATGGACCATGTGGTGGCCGGAGAGCTTGCACCATTGTCTGGCCTTGCAGTGCCATAAGCCAATGTGCCATAGGTGCTGTATCCATAGCCTGTCGTGGACAAGGCACTGGCTGCACCAGTTGTGAATCCGGTTGGTGTAATGTCTTTAAGTGTTCCAAGCTCATCCATGGCATAAAGATTGGAATGAGTGCCTGCTGCAATATATCGGTCAGCGCTGTTATCGCGCCAAGTGATAAACCCTCGGCAAAGACCAGTCATTTGCCCAGCTGCTCGTTTTCTCCAGCCGCCTATGGGGCGTAAAGTGTTCTCGTACCAGCGCACTAGGTTTGCGTCATACCATCGGCCTGCTGATTGATACTCAGTGCCGTTTCTGTAAATGCCTGGCGGTAATTTAATTGGTATGTACATGGCAGTATTTAGGTAATGTTTGAGACAAAGCTCATCGTGACGATGGCCGATGGGACTGCTGGCCGTGTTGGGCTGGTGCTTGTCCCAAAAGCCTCTATGCTTACGCCAGTATTTTCAGTTCTCCACATAATTTCAATGTAATCGTTTGAATTCATACTTACAAAAAAGTTCAATGCAGCAATGATATGGCTAGGGTCGCCAGTGCCTTTTCTTGCTACCAAGTGAAATCTGCTGTTTGAATTGGCAATATTTGTCCCATTTTTGCGAAACCAGATATCCACATCTTGACCATCGTTTGTGGTGTTTTTTAGTTGAATGGAAAACTGCAAGTTCCAGATTCCGGCATCGGCCACAGTGATTCTTGACCCGCTGGCCATTGTCACACCATTAGCAAAGTCTGTGGTGTTGAATGTGACCGCATAGGCCGTGGTGGTGTTGGCAGCCGTCTGGTCGGTCGAATCTTGAAAAGCCCCATAGGGGTTATTCATAAACCGACCCCCCCTTGGTCCAAAGAGAGACCCCAAGACAGTTGATAGTTTCTTGAAGTAAATATTCAAAGAGCCATTATTCTCATTGAAATGTCTGCGCTCATACTCCTCGGTTGGATAACCAAGGGTTGGAGGGGCTGGATTCTCAATTTGTTGTGTCTGACTGGCCATAGGGTAATTTTGCCTTAAATGGAGCTTACTTGGCCATCAAGTACAGCCCCACATTTGAAAAAGCATAGCCAGCATATACCACTGCCATATACGGGTTGCCTTTAAAGAGCTGCTCCCCGGCAATGTAGGCATAGATCGCACCAGTCAGGATGATTAGCCAGGCGCTCAAAATGCACCTACATCAATGACCTCACCCCTAAATTCAATCTGATCTTCGTCAAACTTGTGGACCAGTTCTGGCCAAAGCAATCGACCATTGAAAAAGTTCAGCACCGCAAAGCCACTACGATGATTGCCTGGATTTAGTTCAGCGTAAGTAAATTGTGGGCCATCAATTTCAGCCAATGTGCCGCAATCGACCCCAAAACGATTTCCTCGGAGGTCTTGGAATGGGGTGACTTTGAGCGCATGTAAGTGCCCACACACAGTTGAAACACCCGCATTCAGGGTTGATGTGTGAGTGGCATGAATTCCATTCTTATATCGATGCTTGATAATCACATCATTAGTAGGCCACACTGCCCAGCAGAAGTCCCAATCTAAAAAATGGTCTGTCAGCTTAAACCCTAATACTTCTTTAAATTGTGGTGCGTGTTGGGCCAGTCGGTTGCCGAATCTAACATCGTGATTCCCCCATGTCCACAGTAGCTTTACATTGTGCCTAGCTGCCTTGGCCACTTCCTCAATCTCACCCAATGCAC